TGGCTTCTTAGACATTTCTTAGCATTAGGTGATGAGTACGCTTTTCGCTACAATAAAAAACATAAAAGCGTAAATGACTTGTATATTCTTTTGTCTGAACCGCCAAACAACATACCTTTAAAAACTATGACACCAGTTGCACAGGCTATGCCAGATCAATACAAAGACGATGATCCTATTGTTGCTTATCGCAACTACTGTATCAACGAGAAACACTATGCTAAATGGGAACAAGGCAGAGCCAAGCCTGATTGGTGGACCACTAAAAATAATAACTTGACAAGAACTTAATAAAGCCTTATAATAATAGATGGATAATAATAAAGTAATAATAACAACAACACAGAGTTTGCGGTATTTTACCACATTCTTTCTTAGTTTTGCTCATCAACAACTAGGTAAGATCCGTGCTGTCCTGAACAGATTAGTTTTTCTTTTTGGTTTTTCTAATGATTCGCAAAAAACCAATGCCTTTATTTTTATCCCACCTTTAAAAAAAGACTTGACATCTATATCAGGATCTGGTATAATGTCGCTTAATCTATTATAACTTAAACAAATAAGAGAGAGGTAAATATATAATTATGGATAACAGTATTAAAACAGTAGAAGGAATTGCTTATTGGGCTAACATCACTGTGCCTAGCACTACCTTTGAACCAGTCTATCAAATAGAATTGGTCATTGATGATGCAGTAGCAGATGATTTAGAAGCAAGAGGTTTCCCTACTATTAACGGAACAGCTAAGAAAAAAGACGGAAGTCAAAAAACTTCCGATCATTACGAAGGCAGAGCCGTTATGGTTAAAAGAAAGGTAAGTCGTAAAGACGGAACACCTAATATCAAACCCAAACTATACGATGCTAACGGAGAGCAAGTTGACCTGACTGTAGGTAATGGCTCAAGAGTATTAGTCAAGTACAGAGAGTGGGCAGTTGATAACACCTATGGTAAGTTTCAAGGACTTGATCTAGTCAAAGTAAAGATCATTGACCTTGTTGAATATTCAGGTGGTGGTGAAAGCGACTTTGACGATGACGAATTTTAATTTAAACTGGAGAACAATATGAATGAAGAAGTTCAAAACGAAATGCCTTATATTGAAATCAAAGGAGTAAAAATATCTGTGGATGAGTTACCTCAAGAAGGACAAGCTTTCTTTGGTAGACTTCAAAGACTCAATCAGAAAAAGGCTAACCTTGTATTAGACTTAGAAGAGATACAAGCAGGTATCAATTTCTTTTCTAACCGCATCGTAGATATAGTTAACAACGATGGTGAAGAAGAAGCTGAAGTTGACATCGAAGAGACAGATGCTTTTCCTCCTGAAGAGGATTAATTAAAGATAAAGTATGCGGAAAAGAGGATAGCATTTAAAGTATAAATCCTGTTTGGTACAGTAGTCCATACATAGTATCGGCTTAGATATCATATGAACAACGCTTTATCAAGTCATCAGTCCTGAGAGTATGACTTAAAATCCTAGGGTCAGGAGTTTAGTTTACTTACAAACTAGTGTTGACAGGCACTTAAAAAACCGATAGTTATGTTGCTGTTGGAGGAGTTGGTAGTTATCTTCGGAACTAAAAAACTACCACAGATTTTAATAACGAGAAGGAGCAAAACAAATGATGACAGATCATGAAGGATCAAATTGGGATGAATACAAACTGCCTTGTCCTGAGTGTGGTGGATCTGATCCAGTCGGTAAGAACAAAGACGGATCAGCGCACTGTTTTAGTTGCGACACACACTTCCACGATTATGACAAGGCATGTGAGTCTCAAGGATTAGAAAGAAAAACAACAACTGTATCTAAAATAAAAGATCACAGAAATAAGTTAAGCGTTCCTTCCAACGGAACATTCACAGACTTAACAGATCGTAAAATATCTAAGGCAACAGCCATTAAGTACGGAGTTAAAGTTGTCGAAGCAACAGGCGATCACATCTATCCTTTTTATTCAGGCAATCAAATGGTTGCTACAAAGGTACGATACAAAAGCCATGACGGAATATCTAAAAACTTTAGTTGGACTGGCTCTACTACAGAAGCAGGTCTATTCGGAGAGCAACTCTTTAGTGGTGGCGGTAAGTATGTTACTCTTGTTGAAGGTGAGTGTGATGCAATGGCAGGATATGAAATGCTTGGATCAAAATGGGCAGTCGTATCTATCAAACGAGGTGCTTCAGGCGCAGTCAAAGATGTTAAAGAAAGCCTAGAGTTTTTAGAATCTTTTGATAACATCGTCATTTGTTTTGACAACGACAAAGCAGGGAAAGAAGCATCAAAGAAAGTTGCTAGGTTATTTACTCCAAGCAAAGCAAAGATTATGACACTGCCTGAACAGTTCAATGATCCAAATGATATGTTGATTGCCAACAAAGGAAACGCATTCAGTCAAGCATGGTGGTCAGCCAAGACTTATACTCCTGCAGGTGTTATTAATGTATCAGAGTTTAAAGATAAGTTCTTTACAAGAGAAAAGAAAGCGAGTGTTCCTTATCCTTATGAAGGACTCAACAAGAAACTGTATGGCTTGAGACAAGGAGAACTTGTAACCTTCACAGGTGGTACAGGCTTGGGTAAGTCTAGTGTAACTAGAGAACTAGAACATTGGCTTATTAAAAACACAGAAGATAATGTAGGTATCATTGCCTTAGAAGAAGATCCTAATAGAACCATCAGTGGTATCCTATCTATCGAAGCCAACAAGAGACTATACATTGAACAAGAATTAGAACAGCTTTCTAAAGAAGAAATCAATGATTACTTTGATATACTTTACAACGGAAAGAATGAGAATCGTGTATGGGTACATGCACATTTCGGAACGAACTCTATCGAAGACATCTTCTCTAAACTAAGATACATGATTGTTGGCTGTGGATGTAAATGGGTGGTGGTCGATCACTTACACATGTTAGTCAGCGCCATGTTTGAAGGAGACGAGAGACGAGCCATTGATTCTATTATGACCAAGTTAAGATCTATTTGCGAAGAAACAGGTGCAGGACTTATCTTAGTATCTCATCTTAGACGAGTAGACGGCAACAAAGGACATGAGAATGGAGTCCAAGTAAGTCTAAGTCATTTGAGAGGTAGTCAATCTATTGCACAGTTAAGTGATTGTGTAATCGCATTAGAAAGAAATCAACAAGCAGAGGATATTCAAGAATCAAATACAACACAGCTTCGTGTATTGAAATCAAGATACACAGGTGATGTTGGTCTGGCTTGTCGGCTTCTTTACGACAGAGAGACAGGTCGTTTAAACGAGATTCCAACAGAAGATTACGAAGACGATGGCAAAGACATAGAGTTTGATGACTATGCTTAAGCTTGTATTTGACATTGAAACAGACGATTTGAAAGCCACAAAACTGTGGTGTATCGTGGCTCAAGATCTTGATTCTAACAAAATCTATCGGTTTGCTCCTCACCAGTTAGAGTCAGGTCTTGAGTTATTGAAATCAGCAAACGTGTTATTAGGGCATAACATTATAGGGTTTGATATTCCTGTTATTAAAAAATTAACAGGAGTTGATCTCTCAAACAAGAAAGTAATTGATACGCTTGTATTGTCTAGACTATTCAATCCAGTACGAGAGGGAGGACATAGCTTAGAGATGTGGGGATACAAACTTAACTACAATAAGATTGAGTTTGAAGACTACTCACACTACTCTGAAGAGATGATGGACTACTGTGTTAGAGATGTTAAGCTTAATACTCAAGTTTATCATAGACTTATTCAACAAGAGTCGGCAGGATTTTCAAAAGAAAGCGCACGTCTAGAACAAGGAGTAAGTTTAATATTAAAAGAACAAGAACAGGATGGTTTCGAGTTTAATCAAACAAAAGCCGAGAGCTTATTAGCCAGTCTTTATAAAAGAATGAATGAGGTTGAGGAAGAAGTACACGAAACTTTCAAGCCTAAAGTAATGAAAGAAAAACTGACACCTATTATTTTAAAGAGTGGTAAGTTAGGTCGTATGGCTCAGAATGAAACAACAAAAAAGAGAACAAAACTTCTTGACGATGAACTACAACATCTATTAGATGGAGAACCTTTTGTTATTCGTACATACGAGATCCCTTTTAATTTAGGATCAAGAAAACAAATTGGAGAATACTTACAAGACTTTGGTTGGAAGCCTAAGAAATTTACACCAACAGGGCAACCGATTGTTGACGAGAAAGTTCTACATAAAATAACAGATATACCTGAAGCTCAACTCATTGCAGAGTATCTTCTTCTTCAGAAAAGAATTGCTCAAGTAGAATCTTGGATCAAGTTTGTTGAAGATGATGGAAGAGTACATGGGTTTGTGATACCTAATGGTACTATTACAGGTCGAATGACCCATCGTAATCCCAACATGGCTCAAGTTCCTTCTGTTAAGAGTCCTTACGGAGAAGAATGTAGGTCTTGTTGGACAGTTAAAAAAGGAAATAAATTAGTAGGCATTGATGCTTCAGGGTTGGAGCTACGAATGTTAGCACATTATATGAAAGACGAGGAATTTACAAATGAAATTATTAATGGAGATATCCACACAAGGAATCAAAAAACTGCAGGACTTCAATCAAGAGATCAGGCAAAAACTTTCATCTATGCACTCTTATACGGAGCAGGAGATACCAAAATTGGACAAGTGGTTGGAGGAAGCAAAGAAGATGGAGCTAGACTTAAGGAACGCTTCTTTGCTAATCAACCTTCATTTAAACGACTTCGAGAGAGAGTTACAAAGGCATCGGCAAAAGGTTATCTCAAAGGAATAGATGGTAGAAAGATATTTATAAGAAACGCACACGCTTCTCTGAATAGTTTACTACAAGGCGGTGGAGCAATCGTAATGAAAAGAGCATTGATCATGTTAGATGAAGAAGCAACTAAAAATAATTTAGATTATAAGTTTGTTGCAAACATACATGACGAGTGGCAAGTTGAAGTTAGAGAAGACCACGCTAAAGATTTTGGTACTCTTGCAGTCAAAGCAATTGAAGACTCAGGAGATTATTATAACATGAGGTGTCCTTTAGATGCCGAATATAAAATAGGAGATGACTGGAGTGAAACACACTAAAGAAAAAGAATATAAATGGAGGTATTCTAGAACTAATTCTAAAGGCAAAGTTATTTTTAAACATGATACAGATGAAACCATAGAAGATGCTTCTAACTTTTTAAAAGAAAAAGGAATTAAGTATGAAGAAAAAAAAGAAGGTAATATGATGTGGATTCATTATAAACATAAGTTATATTCTTATTATCCTACAACTGGAAGATGGGCGCCTTATAATAAGGGTTGTTATCCTGATAAACACTACACATCTAAAGGTATAGAAGATTTTTATACTAGATTTTTAGTAGCCGATAAACCTACATTTAAAGGTGACACAGAAACCAAAAAAGAAGTAAAGAAAATTCTTGACGATGAACAAATAGAATACAAAATAAAAAAAGACACAGTTACTTTGACTACTAAAGCTAAACCTAGAAAAGATGGTAAGGGTAATAAAAGAAGATATACATTTGATTACATTATAGGAACTGG